TAATTTCTTAGTAACTTCTCCAACTGTTGCAACTATCCTAGAATCTATTCCTGGATTTGCAGCTGACGGTGATGGCGAAAAATTACAGTACAACTTCGGTATTCAAAAGGTTGGTTCTTTAAACAGCCGTTATAAGGTTTATAAAAATCCTTATATGACTGAAAATGTAATCCTTATGGGTTATAAAGGTAACCAATTTTTAGAATGTGGTGCTGTTTTTGCTCCATATGTTCCATTGATCATGACTCCATTATTGTATGACCCATCTACCTTTACTCCACGTAAAGGATTGATGACAAGGTATGCAAAGAAAATGATTCGTCCGGACTACTACGGAAAAATTTATGTAGCTGGTTTAAACACTTTGTAATATAAATCATAATACTTAGCCCCGTAAGGCTAAAATAAGAGACCCGAGTTTGATACTCGGGTCTTCTTTTTGTATATTTATACGTGTATGAAAACATGTAAACTTTGTAATATAAAAAAACCAATAAATAACTTTTACAAACGTAAAGGAGAAAAAGATGGATTACATCGCTATTGTAGTGAATGTATGAGAAAAGAAAAGAAACAGTATTATTCTGGTAATAAAGAAGAACATAATGCTCGTACTAATAAATGGCATAAAGAAAATAAAGATCATCACAATAAGTTGATGAAATTTCACTACCACAACAACAAAGACTATTATCGTCAATGGAATAGAGATAAAATGGATACAGATCCACTCTTCCGCCTCCGCCACGCAATCAACGCACTAATCAATTTCCACCTTAAAGAAGGTAAATCACAAAGCAGTATCGACTATTTAGGATGTACAATTCAAGAATACAAAGAATATCTTGAACCAATGTTTACACTAGAAATGAATTGGGATAACTATGGAAATTATTGGGAAATAGACCATATATTTCCATTAGCTAAAGGAGGATCGTTTCATTATACTAACACACAACCACTTACTATAACTGAAAATAGAATTAAGTCGGATAAGTTAGTTTAATATTTATAAGAAACAACACACATCGTTTATGAAGGAACCTAATCGCGTGCGTAAAAATGAAATTAAAGCAGTTAATGCATTACAATTAAATGAAGAACAAAAAGAAGCAAAACGATTAATAGTAGAAAATCAAATAGTAATAGTTACAGGTAGAGCAGGTAGTGGTAAATCATTAGTATGTGCTCAAGCAGCATTAGATTTTTTAAAGAAAAAACAAATAGAATGTATTTACAATACAAGAGCAGCAATTGAAGTTGGTAAAAGTTTAGGATTTCTCCCTGGAGACATTAATGGTAAATTTGATCCATATATGGAAGCACTTGTTGAAAACCTTAATAAATGCTGCTCCAATAAACACGAAGTTCCAGATTTAATTTCTGAAGGCAAAATTAAAGCAATGCCCGTTCAGTTTATCAGAGGTAAAACTATTGATGATATTTTGATTGTTGAGGAAGCACAAAACCTAACTAAAGGTGAAATGCTAGCCATATTGACACGTTTAGGAAAAACTGGTAAAATTGTTATCAATGGTGACAACGAACAGACCGATATTAAAACGTCAACGGGTGAAATAAACGGCTTAAGTTATGCTATTGAACTATCCAAAAAAATAGATGAAATTAAGTGGATTAAATTGAAAGAGAATCACCGCTCTGATTTAGTAGGCAGAATACTTGAGTATGAATATGGAAAATAATAACTACTCAATATTTATACGTGTTAAATACTACTTAAATAATGGGCGCAAAAGCAATAAATCTAAAAAGACTGTGGGATGAATATTATGGTGATACATCATATTTAAATCCTGTTAAATGTAATACTCCATTTGAGTATTATACTAATGACCCTGAATTCGTTCGCGATGCTAAAAGCTGTACACGCTTTGTAGCACAACGTTTAGGAGCTAGCGGTTTAGGTCTTACCCAACTAAATATTAGTGATCTTACTGTATATGCTGCTTTTGAAGAAGCAGTTACTACTTATGGTAATTTAGTTTATCAATATAAAGTTAGAGATAATTATATTAATATAGAAGGTTCTAATACAGCACCTTTTAGCAATAATACTGTTACTTATGTTAATAGTATAGATATTAATTCTCCTGTAACCTGGTCAGCTGCAAGATTAGCAACATATGCTGATATTAATTACGATACTCATTTTTCCCAATCAATTGTTAATAATGATGTTTATGTAATATCAGCTTCAATAGGTGATTTTGTATTACCTAATACTGATTATGTTAAATCAATAACATTAGCTACAGAATTTGTAACTGCTAATACTGGTTTAACTGTTGATTTAAGTACATATGTTTATAGCCAACTTAATAGAACAGGAGGTCCTACAAGTGGCTCTATCATTACTTCAGGCAGTAGTTATGTTTATCTTTTTACTACAAGCCCTCAAATAGCAGGAGGAAACGCAATATTCGGAACAGGGTCTATTCCTACTGTTTATATTCAAGATAGTTTAGAACCTGAATTAAATAATAAATTAATTAATAATAATTTTGCTACATTAACTACTACTATTGCTGACAATTATGCTGAAGAAGCAGGAGTTGGAGGAAATTATAATGTAATAACAGCTAGCCTAATAATGTCTGCTGGAGTTCAAAATTATGATCTAAATGACTGGGCTGCAAAATCAGCATCACTAAGCCCAGGGGATAGAATTGAAGTTAGAAGAGTATTTTATGAAGAACCACCTGCAATTGTAAGATATTTTGATCCATATGCTGGTACCGGTACTGGAATCCAATCATTACTTGAAACATTTGGATTTGGTCAATTTTCTCCTGGTATTAATTTCTTACTAATGCCTATTAGCTTTGATGTTCAAAAAATTCAAGCAATTGAATTTAATGACCAAATTAGAAAAGCAGCTTGGTCATTTGATTTAGTAAATAATCAATTAAGAATATTCCCTATCCCAGATAGAGAAAGACTTTTACGTTTTGAATATATTAAAATAACTGACAAATATACTCCTGTAAGAGATACTAGAACAAATATCGTTACTGATATAATGAATGCTCCTTTTAGAAATCCAATTTATTCTAAAATTAATACTATAGGCAGAACCTGGATATTTAAATATACTTTAGCATTAAGTAGAGAAATTGAAGCACATATTCGTATTCAATTTGCAAATGTTAATGTTCAAGGTGTTGGTTCATTACAAGGATCTGAATTGGTAGCTGATGCTAGAACTGAAAAGGAAACTTTAATAACTGAGTTAAAGGAAATGTTAAATGAAACATCAAGAAAAGGTCAATTAGAGCGTAAACAACTTGAAGCTGGCTTTACTCGTGATACTCTACAACAGATTCCTTTACCGATTTATATATTCTAAATGAAACAATTTTTAGGAGTACAAAAGTATGTTAATTTAGGAGATTGTGATAGCGGAAATTTTCCTGCAACTTCTCCTACAGCCTCTGCTACAAAACAGGGTACTCCTCCTGCTCCTTCTCAACCACCTACTGTTGGAACAGGAGTTATTGAAAATCTTTATATAGATCAAGCAACACAAGCTGCTATAAATTTTTCCAATATGAAAGTTGGATATTTTAAAATAGATTTGTATAAAACTAAAGTTAATATGTATGGAGAATCAATAGAAAAATGGTATTATCCTCCTGTTGAAGTAAAATGTTTAATTGATAGAGGAGAATTTGCCTATACTGATACTGAATATGGCCCTGATGTTAATCAAACTATAAAAGTAACTATACCTAGATTAAATTTAGAAGATTTAAATTTTACTCCTGAAGTAGGAGATATAATAACAGATCAAGAAAGATATTATCAAGTAAATACAGTAGATAGATCATTTATAACAATACCTGGAGCGGGGGATGCCGGAGCTTCTTTAGGAACACCAGGACAAATTATATTATTTACATTGAATGCTTATCTAACAAGAACAACAACTCTTAACTTAATTAAGTATAGCTAATGGGATTATTAGGTAAAATATTATTAAACGAAGGTATAACAATTTTTAGATGTGATGTTCTTATTAAAACAAGAGCTGATCAAAATAAAGTTGAAATTTATAATGAAATTAGAGCTTTAAATGGTGTAGTTGTTGTTACTATTGAACAAAGTGATTTTTTAAATGCTAAAGCAACTAAAGATTATGAATATTCTTTACTTAAAATAAAATATATTGGTAGAGGAGATGCAAAATCTTCAATTAAAGAAATTGGTATTGATGCTGTAACTAAAAACAAAGTTCCTGGTTTATTACAATTTATACCTCGCTATAATACAATTATTAAAGTAGGATCATATTAAAATATATAAAATGAAATTATTAGACATTTTACAAGAATTAGAAAAACCTAAAAAAATATACGCTGATAAACCTACAAATAGAAAACTTACTATTGCTGATTTATCTCCTGAAGAAAAAGAAGATTTGTTTAGACAAGGATCATTAGCAGTACCAATGCCTCCTGACCCTAACCGTCCAGAAACTAGTGTATCTCAAGTAATTAATTTACCTAGAATAGATCAAGTTAAAAGAGATATTATTAATAATAAAAAAGAATTTGATATTTTTACTTTTTCATCTAATCCTGATATTAAAGAAGTAGCTAAAAAAATAAATAAATTGCATAATGAATTATTTAGAGCAATGGATGCTTTAGGTAAGTTATTAGATCTTCAAAAACAAGGTAGAATATAATGAGTGATAGAAAACCGATACCAAAAAACCAATCCGAGATAGTACAAGATACTATTACTCCTTATCTCAACTCAGGTAAACCTTTTAGTCAAAACGTATTTACTCATAGAGATAATAGAGGAAATAATACTTCTCGTAAACAGGATAATATAAAAGATTTTTCTATTGGTTTAGAGGATATTGATTATGCTATTAAATATTATTTTGAAACAAGCATTTTACCAACAGTAGTACAAGATGGAAATGTAATAACTGTTCCTATCATATATGGTTCTCCTGAACGTTGGAAATCAGTTCAATCAGATGGATATTATAGAGATACTAATGGTAAATTAGTAGTTCCTCTTATAATGTATAAAAGAACTAGTATTGATAAAAATAGATATTTAGGTAATAAGATAGATGGTAATTTGGCTGCTTTATTTCAAACATTTGAAACAAGATACAACCAACAAAACCAATATGATAAGTTTTCTATTTTAAACAATAGAATTCCATCAAAACAATATTATGTTTCTGTAGTACCTGATTATGTTACTATATCATATGAATGTGTTATATTTACAAACTTTGTAGAACAAAATAACAGTATAATTGAATCGATAGAATTTGCTGCTGATTCATATTGGGGTGATAAGAGTAGATATCAATTTAGAACATCAATTGATAGCTTTGCTACAACTAATATTATTAATAGTGGTGAGGATAGAGTAGCAACCACTAATGTTACTTTAAAAGTAAATGGATATTTACTTCCAAACACAATCAACCAACACTTATCAGATACTAATCTACACTACTCACCAGCACAAGTTATATTTACATTTGAAACAACAGGTAGTTTGTAATTTTAAATAAATCCCGTTTTGATTCACTCTGATATTTATATTAGATATAATAAATTTAATTAATGGGAACTACCATAAATATACCTAGACAAGGCGGACATGCCGATTTTGCTGCTTTACAAGTAGTACTTGAGGAAAGCTCTTCCTTAACTAGATATATAGTAGCAGACGAAGGAGGTAAATTTTATTATTCAACAGCAAGTGCAGGTGGAGGTGGTGGTGCTGGAAGTGGTAGTGTAACAAATGTATCTGTAGCAACAGCAAATGGATTTGCAGGAACAGTACTTAGTTCTTCACTAACTCCTATAATTACAATTAAAACAACAGTTTCTGGCCTTATTAAGGGTGATGGAACTGCTATATCCGCAGCCACAGCCGGAACTGATTATATATCATCAACAGTAGGAACAGCTTCATGGGCACAAAGAGCAGTAACTGCTTCTTATTCATCTTATGCTATTAGTTCATCTTATGCTATTAGTTCATCATATGCCTTAAGTGCATCATATGCCTTAAGTTCATCTTATACTGTTAGTTCATCTTACACTGATACTTCATCATATGCTATAAATTCCCTTTCTAGTTCATATTCTTTAACAGCATCATATGCTTTAAATACACAAGGGGCATCTTATACTTATACTCAATCTACTCCATCTACAACATGGACTATCAATCATAATTTAAATAATCTATATCCTGCAGTTACTATATATGATGGAAATGGATTTGTAATAATTCCTAAAAATATTCAATCAATAACATTAAATCAAACAGTAGTAACATTTTCTTATCCTGCTGTTGGTTATGCTACTTTAGTAGTACAAGGAGTTACTAATATTAGTTCATCTTATGCTTTAAGTGCATCTTATGCTTTAAGTGCATCTTATTTAGCACCCGTTATCCCATCATTATTAACTTCAAGCTTTGTATCTTCAAGTATAATTAATACTTTTTATAATACATTATATGAAAATAGACTTTTAGTAGATTGTTCTACTACTACTGTTTTTGCATGGACGGCTTCATATAATTCTCAAAGCTATTATTTCTCATCAAGTTTTTATTCAGCTTCAATAACTTCTTCTACTGCATATGTCTCTGGAACTCCTCTTACTTTACCTTCTGGAGGTGTAAATGGAGATATTTATCTAGTTGGAATAGCAACTCGTACAACAGCATCAGGAACACCTGATCTCCCTTCAGGATGGACAAGTATAGATAGTACAATTAGTGGTAATACTAACGCTAGAACAATATACTTAGTACAAACAAGTAGTATAGTTCCTGCTAATCCTATACTAACAAATGTATCAACTCAAACTGTTGCTTTTGCATTATTAATTAGAAATGCCAATACTTCCTCTTTTACATTTACAACCGGTTCAGCAGGTGCAAATAACGGTATGCCCAACTTTACAGCTATTACTTCTTCAGCTGCTAATAGCTTAGTAGTTGGTTTGGGTTATATAAATTCAATTGTAAGTAATATTTCTGAACCAACAGGAAGTAGTGGAGGCTATTTTTTAAGAGCATCAGGCAGTGTTGGAACTGCAACAAATGCTGTTATGGCAGCTATGGCTGCTTCAAAAGTAACAGGATCAACTATAGTAAATCCTGGAAAATTTCAACAACGAGGTACATCAGCTTCTGGATCTTGGGTATCAGTAACTGTAGCTTTTTCTTCATTGTCTGGAAGTATATCTCTTCCTAAAACTGTTGCTTTTACTAATTTTCCTACAAATCAGTCATATGAAATGACTCATTTGGTAAAAGTAGAAGCAACAAATAGTGCTTTATGGACAAGCTCACTCAATTCATATAATGTAATTTGGCCTGATGGCGTTATTAACCCAACTGTAACCCCAGGAAAAACTTCTACATATAAATTATTAACTATAGATGGAGGAAATAAAATATATGGTCAATATTTAACTGATGAACCTTCTATAATTCCTCAAATATATAATTCACCATATTTAATTTCTTCAAGCAATGACTATTATACAACGCAAGGAAGATTAACAATAGACTGTTCAATTGATACTTTTTTTACCTATACATCTTCATATGTAACTAAAAGTCTTAACTACACTGGAAGTCTTGTTAGTGCTTCTGTATTTAATTTTGTAAATAGTAGTTCCTTAGCTTTTCCATTACCCTCTGGAAGTCAAAAAGGCGATCTTTACTTAATAGGAGCAACAACTACTAATAATGCTGTCACTGCTTCTACTGGATGGACAGTTATTACTTCTTCATTAATTAATGTTCCTAATCTTAATGATACTGCATTTTCATTATTTTATTTAATACAAACGGGAAGTACACCACCAAGTGATCCTGTAGTAAATTTTGGAACAACAACTACTAGTGATATTAGCGTAGGATTTTCATTATTGCTTAGAAACGTTAATACAGCTACTATATCATCACCATACCCACCTGCTGTTACTTCTTATGTAGTATCTGCTTCTTCTGTTAATTCATCTCCTCCCAATCCTCCTCCTATTATTACTCCTTCTTATAATAATTTTGGAGTCGTTATAGGATTTGTTCAAGAAGATGTAACCGATATTTCAACAGTTTCAGGATTTACTTTAGTAGCTTCTGGTTCTTTTAGATCTCCTGTTGGTAGTATTTATAGGGCAGTAATGGTAGCTACAGCTAATTCTTATACTTCAGGGGCAATAGATCCGGGTATTTTTGGAGGAACTTATACTACTGGTCGAAATAGAGGAATAAGTTTAGCTTTTACTTCTATAACAGGAAGTCAAGCATTTTCTTTAATTCCTACTTTTGCTAATATTCCTACAAATCAAGCATATGAATCAACTCATTTAGTAAAAACAACAGATGAAAATAGCCTGACATGGGATAGTAATGTATACTGGCCTGGAGGCAATAATCCATATCTATCAGGAAGTACAACCTCATTACTTAGATTTACAACTATAGATAGTGGAAATAGTATACTTGGAGAGAGTTCATTAAATTACCCTACCTTTTAATATGTACAAATAGATGATAATAGATAGTGGCATAGCAACAAGTTCATTTTTTGTTAGTGGAACATTAACAGTAACTGATGGAATTACAGGTTCTCTGTATGGGACTGCATCTTGGGCTTTAAATGCTATAACTGCATCATATGTAGCTAATGCTTCATCTTTTCCTTATACTGGTTCTGCTATTATAACAGGTAGTTTAACTGTTACCGGTTCTGTAAATGTTAGTGGTAGTATTACAGGTTCATTATTTGGATCTTCTAGCTACGCTACAACAGCATCTTATGTTTTAAATGTTATTAGTGCATCATATGCCTTAAGTGCATCATATGCTTTAAGTGCATCTTTAGCGGCTAACTCTATTTTATTAAGTGGTACTGGTTCTGCTGTATTTGCAACTACAGGTTCAAATATTTTTAAAGGAAACCAAACAGTAACTGGTAGTTTATTTACTAGTGGATCAAACACATTAATAGGAAGCACTACATTAACTGGTAGCTTATTAATAACAGGATCTACTACACAGATAGGAAATAATAATTTATATGGTAACACAACTTTATCTGGCAGTATTATAATATCCGGCTCTTTAGGTACTATCAACCCTACAGTTAGAATATATGGTGATACTCAAGTTAATGGATATACTCGTTTTGATCCTATATCAACAAGTATAGATAATTCAATATCAGCTTCTTACATTTATGTAAGTGGATCTACAAATGATCTATACTTTTCCCAAAATGGCTCAGGATATACTAATACAACTCGTTTACGTTGGTTAGAAGGAAATTTATATACAGGTATATTATCTGGTGGAGTATTAAGTTCAACTCCAGGATCAACTACATTTAATTTATCCTCAGGTAGTGGTATTATAGTAAGTTTAAATGCATCAACAGGCAGTACAGATCCTTTCCCAACAATACAATATCTCAAATGGGGTAATTTTACTAACCAACCTATAATTTATTCAGGTTCAGCTAAAATTACTTATATTAGTTTAACTTCAAATGGTTCTATTAATCAACAAACAGTTCCAATTGGTAGTACAGACACTAACCAATGGGATACTCAAATTGAATTAGGAGTTGTACTACACTTATCAGGTAGCGTATCTACTGGTGTTTATAACGCTCCTCAATTAGCATATGGGTATGCTCAAAGAACAGATGACTTTTTAAGAGCTTTTGGACCATTAAAAATATCAGGCCATACATTACAAGCTAGTGGTAGTTCACCAACATTAAGTATTAAAAAATCAAGCGGTACTGCTTACAATAATGGATCTAACTATGTTAATAATCCAAATCATCCATCATTAACATCTGATCCTGATATTAATATATCTAAAATTTATCGTTATTATATTTCTGGATCTACTCCTATAATTGACACTGGTATTGCAAATGCTGGATATACAGCAATTGATAGTAAACAATATGTTGACACAACAACAGGAACTTTAACTGCAGTAGGTGCGGGTTTTTTTAGTATTCAAAGAGTTTTTTGGATTCCAAATTCACCAACAAATGCCTTTATTGTTTATTATGGTAATGCTAGATACGGTAATTTAGTAGATGCAAAAAATGGTATTGATACTGAAACTTTTTTAGAAGCTCCTAATACTGCTCAAAACGGAATATTATTAGGGTATATTATTATTCAAGGTGGAGGAACAGGAACCCCAGCGCGTGACTTATTAAACGCTAGTGAAGCCGCTATTATTCAAGCTGGATTATTTAGAAATGTAGGAGGAATAGGGTCATCAGGTACCGCTCCTATAGCCAGTACATTAGCTGGACTTGCAGATGTATCCATTGCTAGTAGAACGTCTGGAGATTTATTAGTTTATAATGGAGCTCTATGGGTTAATTCAAAATCATTAACTGGTAATTATAGTATTACTGGTTCTTTAAATTCAACCGGAACTATATCTGCTTCTGCTTTTAGTGGTTCGTTTTTTGGAACATCAAGTTGGTCTCAAAATGCGGTAACATCCTCTTATGTTTTAAACGCTATTAGTGCATCATATGCACTTAGTGCATCAAATGCTCAAACTGCATCTTATGTTTTAAACGCTATTAGTGCATCATATGCACTTAGTGCATCAAATGCTCAAACTGCATCTTTTATATCTACAGCATCTTGGTCAAATAATGCTGTTAATGCAATGACAGCATCTTGGGCAACAAATGTTAATACTGCATCTTGGGCAAATAATGCTTTAACTTCCTCTTGGGCAACAAATGTTAATACTGCTTCTTGGTCTACTAATGCAACCAATGCTGTTACTGCTTCAACAGCAGATAACTTTACTGTTAGAGGAACATTAACAGCACAAACAATTATAGTTCAAACTATAACATCATCTACTGATTATGTATCTGGTTCTAGTCGTTTTGGTAGTATTATAACTAATACTCATATTTTTACAGGTAGCCTATCAGTATCAGGAAGTATAACAGTTAGTGGAAGTGTAGTAAATAACTTAACAGCATCAAATGCAGTTACATCATCTTACGTTTTAAATGCTGCTAGTTCGTCTTATGCTTTAAGTTCTTCAAACGCTATTACATCATCTTATATTTTAAATGCAATTAGTGCATCATATGCTTTAAGTGCATCTTATGCTCCTACAATTACATATACCTTTAATAATGGTATTTCTGATGTAGGAAGTAATACTATTAGATTAGGAGGTGCTCTCCTTACAAACACTAGTATAGATGGTAACTTTTCTTTAACAAGAACCGCTGATAGAGCAGGATCTGCTTTTGTTGTTAGTAACCCAAATGCCTTAGGAACAGGAATAACAGTAAATGGAACTAGTGTAGCTATAGCAGCCTCAGGAAGTGTAAATGTAACCGGTTCAGTTTCTTCTACTCTTTTTGGATTTACAGGTTCATTACAAGGAACGGCTTCTTGGGCTCAAAATGTAATTAGTGCTTCATATGCTTTAAGTGCATCTAATTCTATTACAGCATCTTATATTCTCAATGCTATCTCATCATCATATGCTTTAAGTGCATCTAATTCTATAACTTCTTCCTACATACTAAATGCAGTTAGTTCATCATATGCCTTAAGCGCTTCATATTCTGCAACATCTTCATATGTAAATCCACTTAACCAAAGTGTAATAATAATAAATGCATTAACAGTAGGTACTTCATCATTAGGATCTGCTGAAAACACATTAGTTTTAGGTCCATCTCCTGCAGGTGGTACAGGTGAAGGAGGACAAATACTATTACAAGCAAGTGGAGGCCTATACACTTCAGCTTCAATGCTTGATAATTATCAAAATAAATTTAGAGTATTAAGAGGAACTAATGCTGGTAGTGATGCATTTAAACTTCAAATAGACCTTGCAAATGGAGCTATTCAAATTCCTAACTATACTGGCTCAGGAGCATTTACAGGAACAGTAGCTGCTAACCTAGCAGTTGATTCTTCTGGTAATATATTAACAACAGCACCCGGAACTGTAACTTCAGCTTCGTTTGCTACAACTGCTTCCTATGCTTTTAGTGCATCAAATGCAGACAATGCTACATCATCATCTCGTGCTTTACAAGCAAATACAGCATCTTATATTCTTAATGCTGTTTCAGCATCATATGCTTTAAGTGCATCAAATGCCCAAACAGCATCCTTTTTACTAGGAAGTGTTCTTTCATCTTCATATGCTTTAAGTGCATCAAATGCCCAAACATCATCTTATATATTAAGTGCATCTTATGTAACTACATCATCATTTGCATTTAACTCTTTAACATCATCATATGGAAATGCCACTTCAACAGTAGGTTTTAGTATAGGTGGTACTCAAATATATTATGCTGTTGTTTTATCATCAACAAGTCCTTCAACAGCAAATGTGTTTACTACTAATACAGGTTCCTTTAATTCTGCATTTTATAACTATAACTTGTATAGTGGTTCAAATGCAAGATCAGGACAAGTGATTGCTTCCTGGATTAGCGGTTCAGTTCAATATACTGATTTTTCAACTATAGATATAGGATCAACATCAGCAGTAACTGCATCTGTAGCAATAGTAACAGGTCAAGCACAATTCAATTTTACTGTTCCTTCTTCTACAGCAGGATGGAATATAAAAGCAACAGCAACTTATCTTTGATGATAAAATACAATTTACCCCAGGGAACATAAATTTTATATATTTATTATTATGGCAGTAGTATATAAACATTTACACGAAAACGGAACTGTATTTTACATTGGAATAGGTAGACATAAAAAACGAGCATATACTACAGATAGAAGATCTCCAATATGGAAATATGCTGTTAATAAGTATGGTTTAAAAATAGAAGTACTTTATGAAGATATATCTTGGGAAGAAGCATGTAAAATAGAACAGGAATTAATTAAACAATACGGTCGTAAAGCATTTAATGAAGGTACATTAGTTAATTTAACTAAAGGAGGTGATGGAAGATTAGGTCTTAAAGCTAGTGAAGAAACAAAAAGAAAAATGAGTAAATCCCATAAAGGATTAAACACATGGTCTAAAGGTAGAAAAATGTCTGAAGAGCAAAAACAAAATAATAAAAACTTTGGATTTCTTAATAAAGGTAAACCCAAATCCAAAGAAACAAAACGAAAAATAAGTGAAGGTTTAAAAGGTAGAAAACCAAATTATTTAGGATGCAAACACACAGAAGAACAAAGAAAAAAAATAAGTGACTCTAAAAAAGGAGAAAAACATCCTTTATTTGGAAAACAACATAAAGAAGAAACAAAACAAAAAATGCGAGAAGCAGCATTAAATATGCCTAAAATAATATGTCCCCATTGTAATACTATTGGTACACCTAGTAGTATGACAAGATGGCACTTTAATAATTGTAAAAATAAAAACTAATATATGTATCAAGTACAAATGGAATTTATTCCTGGAAATCCAACAATCTGGGTAGCTCGTCTTAATCCAGAAGATCCAACTTATGAATTCTACATTGAAACAGAAGCACAAGCTAAAGCTGCTGAACTTCAAGCTGCTGATGAAACAGGAAGACAATATCGTGTAGTAGATATAACTAGTATTGAAGAAACTCCAAGTGAATAATATATGGGATTTTTTGATGGACCTAGTATTATTAGAAATGGATTAGTATTATCATTAGATGCTGCTGATAAGAATTCTTATCCAGGTAGTGGAACTCTTTGGACTGATTTAGGTGGATCTGCAGTTAGTGGCTCCTTAGTTGCTTCTCCTACATTTAACGGTTCAAATGGAGGTAGTATAGTATTAAATGGTACTACACAATATGTTAATTTAGGAAACAACACATTAGGAATAGAATTACAAGACAAATCAGTAAGTGCTTGGATATTTCAAACAGCAACTCCTGCAGTTGTTGGTGGAATTATAGATAAAGATTATGATAATACTAGTCCTTATGGAGGTTGGGGATTTTGGATAACTTCAGCAAATAAAATGAATTTTTGGGTACACCCTAATAAAGACTTAACAGACACAGGTACATCAATAACTAATAATATTTGGCAACATATAGCTATTTCTTATAATTATAGTGGAAAATCAGCTTCTTTTTATTTAAATGGAAATTTTAATTCAACAATAACTAACGCGACTATAGTTGAACAAATATCAGATACAACTACCATGAAAATAGGAGTTATAAGAACGGCAGTCAATTATTTTTTTACTGGAAGAATAGCAAATTTGCTTGTTTACAACAGAGCCCTCTCAGCAAATGAAATATCACAAAACTATAACGCACAAAAATCACGCTTCGGCTTATAGTTATAATATATGGCAACACAATACGCTTTTGGACAAATAGTAACAAATGGATTAGTATTATCGTTAGATGCTGCTGATAAAAATTCTTATCCTGGTAGTGGAACTACTTGGAGAGATTTAAGTGGAAATAATATTATAGGAACATTAACTAACGGGCCTACGTTTAATTCTGCTAATGGCGGAAGTATTTTTACTGATGGAACTAATGACTGGATATCTACACCTTATTCAGGTTCGGCAGCAGATAATTATACTTTTTCCATTTGGTTTAATAATGATAATTATTCTGAAACAAAATATATTTTAGGTAGAGGTAGAGACGGAGCAGGGTCTGGGTGGAGCTTACAATTAAATATAACTACTGCTGGAATTGCTCAAGCTGGAGCTGTACCTACAGTGCCATCAACTGTTGGATTAGGAACAACAGGTACAATCACATTAGCACTTAATACATGGTATCATATTACTGGTATTTGGACTGCAGGTGCATCAATTAAATGCTATGTAAATGGAATTCTTGATGGAACAACAACAACAACAGGTACAAGTTTAAGAACATCAACAAACGGGTGGTGGATAGGAAGTGTAAGTACTACTCTTTTTACAAGTGGGTATAATGCAACAGCACAAGTATATAATCGTGTTTTATCAGATACAGAAATTACTCAAAACTACAACGCACAAAAATCACGCTTCGGCTTATAAAATATTAATATTTATATATAAACCCCCGTTCTAGGGAAAGTGAACTAGAACACAACATAAATGGCAAATGAATTTGTTGCTCGCAATGGCGTCATTGCTTTAAATAACTCTACAATAACAGGTTCTCTTATAGTAACTAATGGAATTACTGGTTCTCTTAGTGGTTCTCATGTTGGAGATACAACAGGTACTGCCTCTTGGGCTGCTTCAGCATCAATTGCTATCTCAGCATCATATGCTTTAACAGCATCAAACGTTAATGGTGGTGCTACAAATTATATTGCTTTATGGAGTAATACTACTAGTTTAAGTAGTAGCATATTAACCCAAATTGCAGGTAACATAGGTGTAAATATAGGAACTGCAACCCCCGCAGCAAGACTTCAAGTATCAGGTACTGTAAACGTAGTTAATTTTAGAGGTTCAGGTAGCTTAACAACTTCATCAATTTTTACGGTTGATGGGGCTGCAGGTCGTTTATTTAGCGTAAATGATTCACTATCAGGCTCATTATTTTCAGTTAATACAATTGCCGGTTTACCTGTAGTAGAAGCATTTTCAGATAATACTGTTCGTATTGGACAATATGGACAAAAAGCATTATTTGTATCTCAATCTAGAGTTGGTGTAGGTAAAGAAACAGCATTAAATGCTAGTATAGATATAAGTGGTAGTGCTATTATTACTGGTTCTTTAAATATTACTGGTAGCATTACTACAGCAGGTACTATAACTGCAACTACTTTAATAGTACAAACTATTACCTCATCTATAGAATATTCCTCAGGATCAAATATATTTGGAAGTAAATTAACAGATACTCAACAATTTACAGGATCAGTAGGTATTACAGGTAGTCTTACTTCAAATGGAAATACAGTTGTTACAGGTTCATTTACTGTATTCTCAGGTAGTCTTATAGACTTTCAAGTTACAGATGGTGGTACAAAACAAGGTAATTCTGCTACTGATAATCATGTAATAACAGGCTCTGTAAGTATAAGCGGATCCTCACACACAACAATAGGAAACATAACACTAACTGGTTCATTTGCCCATTCAGGTAGTATTACTATAAACTCAGGTAGTATAGTAATATCATCTGGTAGTATATTTACACCTAAAGTAATTGGAAATACTGCCAACCCTGTTATAGTCTCAGGAAGTGGAGCAGGAACAGCAGCTAGTGGTGGTATTAGTGGATCTGATGTTGCAGGAATAATTAGGCTTCTTACAGGTACCGCTCCTACTGCTAAAAACCCAATATTTACAGTAACATTTTCATCAGCATACGCAACAGTTCCTTATGTATTAGTAACACCGGCAAGTTATAGTTCTTCCCTTTCAACAGGTGGTGTTTCAGGTACATTTACTACAGCATCCACTACCGGATTTTCAATGTTTTCTGGAGATGGTTCTTTAAGAGGAGCAACAGCATATTCTTGGAGTTATTTTGTAGTAGGATAATTTTTTAAAACAAATTTGGTTGTCTTCAAATTTTGTTATATATTTATATACGTAAACCAAAAAATAAAATTTATGTTAACAGTTATTATCGTATTATTAATTGCTGCCGCTATTGCTACTTTCTTCTCTATGAAAAAAGGAAAAATTGCTGACGCTAACAACAACAACATTCCTGATGTAATCGAAACTAAAGTAGAGGCAATTAAGGAAGTAGTTGGAGAAATTAAAGAAGAAATTAAAAAAGTAAAAAAGCCTGCTGCTAAAAAGCCTATTGCTTCTACAGATGCTAAAAAAATCACTAAAAAATCAAAATAATGAGTGAAGAAACAGTTAAAAAATTTATTGCTGAAGATGAACTAGCTCAAGTTCAAAGTTTTAAAAAAGTTAAAAATAACATTACTTTTGCTTTAGGTGAAAATCGCTTATACAAAGAATCATTACTTGAATCTTACCGTAATGTAGTATCTCAAGAACAAGATTACCTTAATAAACTTTCTATTAAATATGGTGATGGAAGTCTTGATGTAAATACTGGCGAAATAGCATCTCCATCTAATGAACAAAATATCTGAGATATTTAAATCGTGGGTAGCCGCTGCTAATCCAACACCTGATCAACAAACGATAGCTCAATATCGGGCTAACGTTTGTGATTCATGTGATAAAAAAACATATGTTAAAGCAGTTGCTTCATTTGTTTGTGGTGAGTGTGGTTGTCCTTTAAATAAAAAAGTTTTTAGTCCTAAACCAGGCAAAGAAGCTTGCCCATTAGCTAAATGGGAACAATAAAATAATGTTATGGCACAATTAACAACAGAAGAGTTACAATCTATTAAAGATCTTCAATCAAAGTACAATCAAACTATATTTGAAATTGGGGTAGCCGAGGCTCAACGTATTGCTTTGCAAGAACAAGTAGATAAACTTGGGGAAAATAAAAAACAATTAGTTAATGATCTAGCAACAATTGAAAAAAAAGAATCAGAATTAATTAATAATCTTCAAGAAAAATACGGAACTGGATCTATTAACCCTGAAACGGGAGAAATTACATCTATCCAATAAGATTTTGCGTTTTATAATGGTTTTTAGATATTTATCGATAGGTCAATCCTATTAAATTTTTCAAAAACAATTATACAAAATGGCAGAAAAAATTTTATCTCCCGGTGTATTCCAAAATGAATCTGACAGATCGTTAGTTCAAAGGGGTATTCAAGGGACATCCACAGCAATCGTTGGACCTACAGTATTAGGTCAACCATTTATTCCTACTTATGTTACGTCATATAGCGAATTTGTAGCTAAATTTGGCGAAACTTTTAAAAGTGGTAGTTATTATTATGAATATCTTACATCTTTAGCTGCTAAAGATTACTTTCAAAATGGTGGCCAGACATTATTAGTTACTAGAATTATCAGTGGATCTGCTAATGTTAGTACATACGCTCAATCTACAATTTATGACCTTTCAGGAATAGCCGCAACTGCAAGTGTTAATATTAGTGCTTCAAAAGATAATGCTGCTTTTACTTTAACGGGATCTGCAGATTTTACAACCTCTGCTTCTTATGGTTTCTTCTTTATAACTTCTAGTACATCTCAAGTAGATACTGCTGTTAACTACTATATAGTTACTGGATCTACAGTTGCTGATACTGTTAGTAATGTAGTAACAAAAATTAACTCATTAACCTCTAAATTTAATATTACAGCTTCTGTAGTTGCTACAACAAGTATGTCTTTACAAGCAACTGTGTATGATGATAATGAAATAGTAGGTAATGGATTTAAATTTAGTGGAAGTATACAGATTCTTGATGTTAAAACACTAGGTGGTGCTAAAAACGCTTCTGCTGCTTTTACTCTTGAAACACTAACTTGGGGTGATGTAATGAATAATAGTGGGGGTGCTGTATCTGGTTCCTTTGCTAATGGTGCTTTACCAAGTGGTAGTACAGCAAACGTTCGTTGGGAAGTTACAAATGTAAACACAGGTAGTGGTACATTTAATCTAACTGTTCGTGCTGGTAATGATAATAACTCTCAAAAGAACTATATTGAATCTTGGCCTAATCTTTCATTAGATCCAAATCTTCCAAACTATGCCGCTCGTGTAATAGGTGATTGGAAACCAGTATTTAGAATTGATGCTGATAATAATTACTATGTTGATTATACAGGATCATATGCTAATGCTTCTCAATATGTTCGTATTAAATCTATAAATCCACAAGTAGATTCTCTTGATAACAACGGAAACTTTAAGACTGGATCTTATGCTTCTGGTTTACCAACAACTAACTTAGTATCTTCAAATGGTTCATTTAGTGGTGGTGTACCGGCAACCAATGCTGCTCAATTAATGAATGAAAATATAACAGCAACTAATATTCAAGGATTTGCTCCTGCTGATTATCTTATAGCATTTAATCTTCTTGATAATAGAGATGAATATCAATTTAATGTATTAACAGCCCCTGGTGTTGGTTTAGATTGTAGTGCTGCTTCAACCTTTATTTCAACAGTTGAAGGTCGTGGTGATGCAATTGCAGTTATAGGTGCTGGAGTTTATGGAACTTCAATTACTACTGCCGCTCAAAATGCAGCTGGTCAATCAAGTAACTACGCTGCTACTTATTATCCTTGGGTTCAATTGTATTCAAGCAATGTAGGTAAAGCTTTATGGTGTCCTCCATCAACAATAATGGGTGGTGTATTTGCATTCAATGATCAAGTTGGTGCTGAATGGTTTGCTCCTGCAGGTTTAAATCGTGGTGGTGTTCCTTCAGTATTAAGAGCTGAAAAAAGATTATCTCAATCTGATCGTGATACATTATATGCTGCAAATGTTAATCCATTAGCTACATTCCCTGGTGAAGGTGTTGTAGTATTTGGCCAGAAAACATTACAACGTAAAGCAACTGCTCTTGACAGAGTAAACGTTCGTCGTTTATTAATTGCTCTTAAAGGATATATTGGTCAAGTAGGTAATAACCTAGTATTTGAACAAAATACCAACGTAACACGTAATAGATTCTTATCTCAAGTTAATCCATATCTTGAATCAGTAGTACAACGTCAAGGTTTGTATGCTTACAAAGTAGTAATGGATGATTCAAATAATACACCTGATGTAATCGATAGAAATCAGTTAGTAGGTCAGATTTATATCCAACCAACTAAAACAGCTGAATTTATCATTCTGAACTTTAACGTATTACCAACCGGCGCTACATTCCCTGCATAGGGAGTGTAGTTGCTATATTTATTGATAGCAATAAAAATTTAAAATAAAATGGCAGTATTAGACGCTAACGAAATAATGTTTACGGCATTTGAACCCAAAGTTCCAAATCGCTTTATCATGTATATTGATGGTATTCCATCATACTTAATTAAAAAGGCTTCAGCTCCTGGATTTGATGCTGGTGAAATTACATTAGATCATATCAACGTTTACCGTAAAGTAAAAGGTAAAATTAAATGGAATGATATGACATTAGAACTATACGATCCGGTAACCCCATCTGGCGCACAAGCAGTAATGGAGTGGGCTCGTTTAGCACACGAATCAGTAACAGGCCGTGACGGTTACTCAGATTTTTATAAAAAAGATTTAACATTAGATATTTTAGGTCCTGTAGGTGATGTAGTAGGTGAGTGGATTATCAAAGGTGCTTATTGCAAAACTGCAACTTTTGGTGATTATGATTGGGCTTCAGGAGACGCAGCAATTAATTTATCATTAACAATTGCTATGGATTATTGCGTATTGAACTTCTAATTTAACAATACTTATTTTAAGAGACGTTTACTTTTGGTAAACGTCTTTTTTTTGCATATATTTATATATACACAAATAAAAATGTTATATGGCAGAATTAAAAATCCCAACCGAACAAGTTACATTACCTTCAAAAGGCTTACTGTATCCCGAAACATCACCACTTGCTAAAGGTGAAATTGAAATGAAATATATGACAGCTAAGGAAGAAGATATTCTTACTAATGCTAATTATATTAAAAATGGCACCGTAATTGATAAGCTACTTCAAGCATTAATTATTACACCAATTGATTACAATGAACTATTAGTTGGGGATAAAAATGCAATATTAGTAGCGGCTCGTGTATTAGGTTATGGTAAAGATTATTCTTTTAAGTATACTAATTCAAATGGACAAGAAGTTGAAGCAACAGTTGATTTATCTACTTTAGAAGATAAAGTAGTAGATGAAAAATTATTTAAACGTGGTTCAAATGAATTTTCATTTACTTTACCTCACTCTAGTAATAACATTACATTTAAATTATTAACACACGGTGATGAACAAAAAATAGATGCTGAAATTAAAGGTTTAAAAAAGATTAATCCAAATTCATCTTCTGACATTACAACTCGCTTAAAACACACTATTACTTCAGTTGAAGGTAAACGTGATCAAAAAGAAATTCGTGATTTTGTTGATAATTATCTTATTGCAAAAGATGCAAGAGCATTACGTGAATATTATAGTAAAGTATCCCCAGATATTAATATAGTATACAAGCCTGAAGATGAAGATTATACAGGGGAGGGTATAACTGTACCTATTTCTCTTAACTTTTTTTGGCCTGACGCTGGAATATAGATTATATTTATTTTCTCAAATACATGAAATAGTATTTCATGGTAAGGGTGGATATGATTGGGATACAGTATACAGTATGCCTATTTGGCTTCGTAGATTTACATTTGAAAAAATTAAAGAATTCTATGATAAAGAACGCGAAGAATCAGAAAAGCAGCAAAACATGATGAATAATAAAGGTAAACAGGGTATATCACGACCTAATATAGCTCCAAAACAACCGACATATACCTCTAAGGCGCCTAAAAAATAGGCGCCTTTAATATTTATATCTACAATATGGTATAATGGCTGAATTAACACCAGAAGAACTAAAAAGAGAACAGGAACGTTTAAGACTCATTCAAGAGCAGAACGAGGCGGCTAAAGAATTGCTTAGTACCTACGAAAAACAAAAAAAAGTAACAGGTGCTTTAACTGATGATGAAAAAGGCATAGTAAATCTAACTAGGGATTTAAATGATTTATCTACAGAACTTGCAAATTCTACACAAAAACGTTTAAGTGGAACTTCATCATTAAAAGATTTAGAAGGGCAATTAAAAAAATTAAAAGAAGAAAATATTAATTTTGAAGATAATGCTGTTAAATTACTACAAGCAAAACTGCAAGCTCAACAAAAATTTCAACAACTTGATAATGATAGAATAAGCAAAGAAGAAGACCAGCTAAAGCGATTAAATAAATATGAAGGACAAGTAGCAGAACAACTTCAAAGAGAAGCTGAATTAACTAAATTAGCAGGACGTAGAAATCAAGCAGATAGAGATAGAGTTAGAGAATTAACTAAAGAAATAGCTCAAGAAAAAATTAAATTAAAAGAAACTCAAAAATATATAACTGCAAAAGAAAGACAAATTGAATTAGCAAAAGCAGCAGTTGATGAACAATATAATTTAGTTAAACAAATAACTAAAACTATTGATGCGAATGAAAAAACTAAAAAACAACTTGAAGAAGAACTTGTTTTAGCACAACAAGCTGTTAAAGTAAAAAAACAAGAAGAAGTATTAGATGCATTAAAAGAAAAATTTAATGTAAAACAAATAACAGATCTACTTACCATATCTGGTCTGACTAAAGCTATGGTAGATGGAATGTTTCAATTTAATAAAACTTCTGTAGCTATAAGTAAGAATATAGGTTATGGTGCTGTTAAGGCTGATATGATGGCTAGTAAGATGCAACTTACTAGTGTATTCTCTGATGCTACTAACCTCACAATGAAAAACATGACTGAGGCTATGGGTCAATTGAATGAAGCTACTGGATTTGTAGCTGAATATTCAAAAGACACTCTTGAGACTCAAGTAATGTTAACTAAACAATTTGGATTAACAGGAGAAGAAGCAGCAGGAATATATAAATTATCAGTACTAACAGGAAAATCATCAGAAAAAGTAAATGATGAAATGGTTGGTGCTTTTGTTGCTGCTGCAAATGCTGCTAAAGCTGGAGTTCCTTTTAAAGAATCTATGGCTGCTGCTGCTAAAGTATCTGGTCAACTAAAAGCCAATTTACAAGCCAACCCAGCAGGTATTGTTAAAGCTGTAGTAGCAACTAAAGCATTAGGAACTTCACTTGAACAAACTGCAGCTCAAGGTGAAAAACTTCTTGAATTTGGTTCTTCAATTGAATCTGAACTAAAAGCAGAATTATTAACAGGTAAACAATTGAATCTAGAAAGAGCTAGAGCAGCTGCTTTAGCGGGTGATCAAGTAACATTAGCTGAAGAATTAAATAAGAATATTGGTACTTATGATGACTTCACCAAAATGAATGTTCTTCAACAAAAGGCCTTAGCTGAATCTGTTGGATTAACAACAGACCAGTTAGCTAACCAATTAGAAAAACAAAAATTAGCTCAAAAAGCAGGTAAATCATTAGCAGAATATACTAAAGAAGAAGCATTAGAAGCTGAAAAAAGAAAAGAAATACAACAAAGCTTTAATGATATAGTTGAAAAGCTACAAAATTTAATAGGTACTGTGGGTGCTTTATTTGCTCCTATAATACAAGGAATAACTTGGTTTGCTGACCAAGCATGGGTTATATACACTACATTAGGTCTAATTGCCTTAACTAGACTCCCAGCAATAGCTAAAGGTTTTAAAGGTATAGGAGATGGTGTTAAAGAAACAGCACTTAATACTAAAAAATTATTTAGTAAAGAAGGTAGAGCATCTTTATTTGGAGGAGCAGCAAGTGGAGGCGATAAAGTAAAAGAAACAGCAGAAAAAACAGCTGGGGCTGCAGATAAAACAAGTGGAGATAATTCAGCTAAATTTAAAGAAAAAATGCAAAATATTGCTGAAGGTATAAAAGCCTTTGGAAATAAAGATGTATTATTTGGTGCTTTTAATTTAATTCCTTCCTCTATTGGTTTAATAGCAATGATTCCTGGAGTATTAGGAATAAAATTAATTGAAAAGGTTAATGGAGAAAAGTTTCAAGAAGCAATGTATGGTATTGCTTATGGACTTGAAGCAATGGGGACAAAAAAAGTATTCCTTGGATCATTAGGATTAATAACAGCATCTGCTGGTTTAATAGCAATGATACCTGGAGTAATAGGTGGAGCTTTATTAGGAGTTTCTGGGGGTCTTATACAAAAAGGATTAATGTCTTTAGCTACAGGGTTAACAGAATTTGGACTTGCAGCCTCTGAACCTGTATTTTGGATAGGAATAGGTGCTTTAGCTGCTTTTAATCTTGCCTTAATACCATTAGGATATGCTTTAAAATTAATGGCTCCTGCAATAGAGGCTTTTGGCAATGGTATAGCTACTATATTTACTTCATTAAAAGATGTAGATATTGCAAAATTATTAGCAATAGGTCCTGCACTTATAGGCATAGGAATTGGTTTAGCATCACTCGGTGCTGGTGGAGTAATAGGTGCTATTGGTGCCTTTTTAGGTGGTGATCCTATTGAAAAATTACAAGTTTTAGCTGCTAGTGGTGATGGTTTAATGAAAACAGCTACTGCTTTACAAGCAATAGCAGGAGCATTAGTAGGAGTAGCAGCAGCATTATCTGCAATAGACATATCTAAATTAGAAGCCCTAGATGATTTTGCCTCAAACCAATCCACTAACTCAGCAGCTAAAGGAATTACTGATTTTATTACTGCTCCTATTAAAGCAATAGGTGAAGCTATAGGTGGAAGTAAAGAAGAAATAAAACCGGGTATTGATCTTACACCAATGATAACAGCAATTAATGAAGTTAGAGATGCTGTTAATAAATTGTATAGTAAAGACCAATCTATTAATATGGATGGTAAGAAAGTAGGTACAACATTAGTGCAAGGCTCATACAAGGTAGCATAATATTTAAATATTTATTCGTATAAAACAATAAACTATGTCATTATTAGACAAATTAAAAAACAGTATTCTAGGGCTAGCCGGTGCAAAACCACAGTCGTTTGGAGTTGATCCAATCCCACCAAATTCATTACATGAAACATATTCTGTTGATGGTAATCCTGATGTGAAGTGGCGTTTAATTAAAGGTAATTTGAGTAATAAACCTCAACCATCTAGATTAGATGAAACTGATTCAAATGCTCCAAACCTGACACCAACAGGAGTTGTATCTCAAATATACAAATCCAAACCAGGCCGTAAATACAAAGACTTAGGACCTAAAGAAGGACGCTACTAAATAATATAAATGTCCCTAATTGATTTAAAAACCGACTTAAAATCTCTTAAGTACGGAAATGATCGACCAGGCGGAGGTAATAGCGGCCAACCCTACCAAAAAGTTGATATTAACACTGTTGATAGCGGCTTTAACAAACTTCGAATGATTAAATTCGATGATGGATTTATTAGGGGAGGTGCTGTAGGTGCTCTTAATTCTGCTGTTGTTGATACTCTTCGTATAGGAAAATTCCTTGTTGATTTGCCCAAAGGTCCCTTATTTATTGCAAAACAAGTTGGATTACAACTTTCCAATCCACAATTAGAAACTAAGAAATTAAGAACAGATAATCCTACATCTGGAGGTGGATTATTAAGAAATATAGGTAATTTTATAGTAAATACTGCTAATAAGCTAACAAATGCTGTTGGTCCTACTCGTATTTACAATTTAGGTATTAACACAATAGCACAAGTTCCTGTTGGAGCTTTTGGTGTGCACCTTAATAGACATGGTCTACTACCAGTACAGAGTGATGATACAAAATATTTAGCAGTTGCTGAATATAACAATTATGGTGATGGAAAAAATAACAGATTAGTAGGTTATAAAAATAAATTTAAGCTAGGAGATCTTCAAGTTAATGTAACTCAAAATAAACGTACTCTTGGTTTACTCAATAATATTTTAGGTGCTTTAAGTTCAGTTACAGGAATTCCATCTGCTCCATTAAATGCTGATCCTACTCAACTTACAATAAACAAATATATTTCTGGTCCTGATTCTGTTTATGGTATAGGAAGTACTATTATACAAAGATATTCATTTACTGAAGATGGCTCTAAAATAAACTTTGCAAAACAACAAAGCAAAAACATAGCAGGTAAATCTTATCTTACCCTTAAACCTATAGAAATTAGCAGCAATGCTAACTTATACCCAATTTCAGCAAATTATACTAAATCTATTTTTAGTGTAATTCCTACTAATCTAAGACCGGGACAATTTGATGGGAATCTTAGTGATAATACAAATTTAAGAACTACTTTAAATGATCATGTTGCTAATCTTAATGATGTTCATTCTAAAGATCAAACAGCAAAAGATAAAGTAGCAAGTGCTAATAAAAGAATAACACAAACAGCAACTTTAAATTTTAAAGGAGCTTCACTTAAATCCTCATCTGCTTTTGCAACATCCTCTTTTACTAAAGAAGATAATAATATAGCAGATAATCCAGTAGGATTGGATGATATAACAAAACTAAAAAAATATTCAGGAACTCAAACATGGAAACCTCAAAATGGAACTTTAGGAGGTTTTAGACCAATACAAATTACTTCTGATTTAGGAAAAGGAGAAAATTCAATTTCTAAATATGGTGATAATATTCTTACTGGTTCTGCTGATATAAGAAAAGGAATAGATAAAACTGCTGCTTATTATTCTAACCCTTCTTTAAAAACATATGCTGAATTACAAAAAAGAGTTAAATATGTAACAGATGGAAATAGAGGAGGAGTAGACATTAAAGGACAAACATATGATGTAAATAAGTTTGATATATATGGGGATCTTTCTAAAAAAAGAAATGGTAATTTTTCAGATATATTACCTTCATCTACTGGTCTTCCTGTTTATTATAATGGAAAAAATGAAATAAAAATTAATATTCCTTGGAATAAAATTAATCGTGAAAATAGAATTGGTAGTGAAAGAAGAGATATAATCAACTTAACCCCCTTATTTAGCGCTAACGCGGGAACAATCGGGGATACAGTAAAAATAGCAGGATACTCAGTTAATATAAACGATTTAGTTAAATTTAGAATTCAAGCATTAAATGGAGACAACCCAGACCAAGCAACATGGATGATTTTTAGAGCATATATAACTCAATTTACAGATAATACTGATGCTAATTGGAGTGAAATTAAATATGCTGGTCGTGGAGATAAATTCTATGTATATGATGGATTTTCTAGAAAAATAAATATTGGATTTAAGGTAGCAGCATTGTCTGAAAAGGAAATGAAACCAATGTATCAAAAATTAAATTATTTAATGGGTAATGTAATGCCTGATTATAAAGATAATTTAATGAGAGGCCCAATAGTAAGAATGACTGTTGGAAACTGGATAGATGGCCAAACTGGTATTTTAAATAATGTGTCTTATACAGTTCCTCAAGATTCACCTTGGGAAATAGGATTAGCAACTAATGATGGTACTGAACCACTAATATTACCCCATGTTGTAGAAGTAAGTATGACATTTACTCCTATTGGTTCTCAAACATATAAAGATAATAAAATATCTAAAAAAGATCATCTTACATCTCATATTGCTCAAAATATAAATGATGTTCAATATATAACAGGAAGTATATTAAAATCACAATAATATGAATCGATATGAAAATTCAACTATATTAAAAACTCAAGATAATAGACCTTATTATAGGGGGAAATTCTACCCAAATATTCCTTTGTCAGAGAATGATTATTATGTTATTACAACTATTGGAGATAGACTTGATTCTATAGCTTATTCTTATTATGGTGATTCTACCTTATGGTGGGTAATATCTGCCGCTAATAATAATATGACTAATGGAGCTTTATTCCCCGCACCAGGAACACAATTAAGAATACCAACAGATATAAATTCAGTTTTACAATTAGTTGATCAATTTAATAAAACAAGATAAATGTTATGTCTATATTTAAAGATACGTTTAAAGAGGGTGTTAGGAACCAAATAAAAGCTAGACAAGAAGCAATAAACGAACGTACTCCTGCTGCTATACAATATTTTAATGCTCGTAACTCTTGGATTAGAATGACTTCTGCTGTTGATGTAGGAGAAGGTAAGGATAAAAGTAAACTAGCTAAAGATTATATACTATTAGGAGGAACTTTATATAATAATAAATTAAGATCCGGAGTAGGAGTAGGAGGTGAATTTGCATATAGCACTAAAACAACAGGAGGAGCAACTAATATGCTTGGTATAAGACCAATGCCTGGTATTACAGGGATAAATGTAAAATCTTTAGGTGCTTATGGTTCTTTAAGAGAAGTAACAGTTAATTTTCAATGTTGGGATATTAAGCAATTAGAAGAATTAGAACTACTATATATGCGCCCAGGGTACAGTGTATTAGTAGAATGGGGGTGGGCACCATATTTAAATAATAGTAAAGGTTTAGAAACTAATGTTAGTTTTATTGATGATGTATTAAATGGAGGTAAAACCCAAGAAGAAATTTGGAAAAATATATTTACAAAATCATCTACGGATGGTAATTATGAAGGACATTATGGTATTATAAAAAACTATAGCTGGAGCGCCAGACCTGATGGTGGGTATGATTGTACTACTAATGTAATTTCAATAGGTGAAGTTCTTGAATCTTTAAAAATAAATTTTGGTAATTTTGATGTTAGTACTTCATCAACAAAAGGTGTATATGGTGTTCTTCCTCCTGAAAAATTTGCAAAAGATACACCTATTTTTAAAGCATATAATCAAAATAAATTAGCAGGTATAATTGCTGAATTATATGAAATAGCAAAAACCGAAACGGATAAAAAGGGTCATATTGGTGATAGTACTTCTATTTATCCTGAAATTGTATTTAAGGGATATACATTTTTTAGATTTAATGTTGATGTAGCTGGAAAAGACGCAAAAGATACTATTACTACTAATGGAGCTCAAATATACATGCCTTTAAAAGATTTTATAGACGTTTTAAATACTCAAATTACACTAAATATATTAAAACTCTCAGCCTACTATGGAGAACATAATGGGAGCCCTAAACCCCCTGGAAAGCCTATTCTTTTACCCTGTATAGGAGACCCATTCCAAATATCTACTAACCCTTCAGTTTGTCTTATAAAAAATATGAAGTGGTCTAGTCCTGCAAATTTAGGATTACAAGATGTTCTTAGTGATACTGATTTTAGTACTACTAAAAATATAATGTTAACCCTATCTCAAGATTATTGGAAAGATGGCAACTATACCACTCAACAATTAGGACTTATAGGGAATATATATGTAAATTTAGATTTTATTTATTCATTAATAACTGATTCTAATTTAGCATCCCAAGATAAAAAAGAAAAAAATGACATTGTTTTATTTGATTTTTTAAAAAACATGATGTCAAGTATTTCAACAGCATTAGGTAATGTATCAACTTTTGAAATATTTTCAGATCCTATAGATAGTAAAGCTAGAATAATAGATATTCATTATACAGGTAATAGAAATGATGATTGGAATAAAGTACTTGAAGTTCCAATACAAATACAAAATACCAAATCTATAGTTAGATCTTATAAACTTGAATCTCAAATATTTCAAGATCAATCTACAATAATAGCTATTGGAGCTCAAGCTAAAGGTGGTGTTTTAGGAGAAGATGTAAATACTCTTATTGATTTTAATCAAAATTTAATAGATAGAATTACACCTAGCAAGTATGTGGGAGAAAGTGAAGAAGCAATGAAAGCTAAAGCTGATGCTAAAGCAGAAGAAAATAAACAAAAAATTCAAAATTTAGTAGATAATTTAGGAACATTAGTTGAATTTATCGTTAAAATAGATCCTTCTATTTATGAAAGAAAAGGTGATTTTAATGCTGCTGAAGCTTCTAAATATTCAAATTCTTTAAAAGATATAATTAATTATTTTAGATCAATTGTAAAATCTGATAATAAAAACAGAGAACCTATTCCTACTAAATTATCTATTGATATGGATGGAATAGGAGGAATGGTTATAGGAAATTTATTTAAAATTCCTGATGAATTTCTTCCTAGAGGATATAAAGGAACGGGCGAAGGCAATCCGGGTCCTAAAAGAATAGCCTATACTGTTACTGGATTATCTCATGCTGTTCAAAACAATGACTGGACAACTACTATAGAATCTCAGTTTATTATTATGGATGAACCTAGAGGTTTAGAGATTGCAGACGCTGATACTGTTAAGGCCGTTGTTAAAGCAGCAGCAGGAGCAATAGGATCAGATAAAGTTGACGAGGCAACTATTACTAATACAAATATAGCATTAGCTAAGGCTAAAACAGGAAGTAGAGACGCCATGGTACAAGCCACAGATGCTGTATTCCATAAAGGAAATGGAGTATCAGGTATGTGTGCTCAGTATACTTACAACATTGCTAGAGATTATATATCAGCTGCTAAAGGTCAGCCAACTAGAGGAATAGCTGAAGCTGCTGGTGGAAATGCAAACGATGCTGCTTATCGTAACAGGTTACAAAAATTAGGTTATAGTATGACACCTTTAGGTATTATATCTAGAGCAAAATTAAAAGAATTAGTAGACAGTGAAAATTGGGGATATGGAGATATAATTAATTATTGTAATAAAGGAACAGAAGGAAGTGATAGTTCTAAAAGATATGGTCATACTCAAATATTTACAGCTGGAGTACAATATAAAGGAAATGGGGTTAAATGGACATCAAGTGTTCCTGCAAATTATGGTACTTCTTTAGTGTATAGTGCTGCAGGTCCTTGGGATGTGTATGTATTTAGATCACCGGTTTAAATAATAAAATAGGGAAATGAAGATACCAAAAAGTCAAATAGTAACAGGTAAATACACTATGGGAAAAGAATATGTAGTATTACCTTCACAAACTCCCTATCAAGGATATTATTATGAATTAAATAATAAAACATTTGCTGGAAAAGATTTTAATTATAAAGCTCCTGAAATAGTAAAAATAACCTCTGATAAGTTTAACCCCTTATTAAGCAACCCTAAAACCAAAACATACGCTACCATAACTCAAATTAATCCAGAAAACCCAAAAATTAAATCAATACCCTTTGCCCCAACACCAGAGGATTTATCAAAACCATTCATAGTAAGGTATTTTGCTAAAAAGTTAAATAATATTTTTGTTTCTATTAAAGAAATAAGTGAAGAAAATTTTGATGAAATACAATCTAGCTCTTTATATCAAACATTAAAAGTTAATTTTACTTATCATATGTCTGATAAAGAACTTGATTCTTTAGATAAAACAATGCCTGGTATAAAAGCTTTTCTTTCTACAGATGAACCAAACACATCTGGTAAAGAACCTACTACAGTTTAATTTTTTAAGTCAGAAATTTTTTATTATATTTAATTCAAAGGTTATGAAATATGTTTTATATTATAGAACGCAAAGATCAACTATCCCAATTAGGTCCATTTAATGATTGTTTTATTAGATTTATTTCTAAAAACGACAATTTCCATCCTGCACTTACATCATTAAGTCTAATTTATATTAGACCAATTGATAGTAAAAAAGGATATATATTGTGTTTAGATCATAATGAATCATTTAGTTTAAATCAAACAGAAGTAATTGATTGGTTAATTAATAATACAAATCAATTGTATGTATTAGATAAGAAAGAATCAATGCATTGGGTTTATCCATTAGCGTATAAAATGTTTGATATTAATTTTATTGAATTTCCTGATTTAACAGAAGCATTAAACAATAGCTGTAATACCTACTATTATAGTAAATACACAAATTTACCTAATGTTAATTGTTTAATTCCAATTAGCAAACATTATGAAGAAAGTGAAGCTATATTTACTAAAATAGAACATATAGTTAAAAAATATACCTTTACCCACCCAACATTTCAATTCCAGAATTTTAAAACAACAGAGGTATTTTATCAAATTGAAAAAAGCGGCATAAAACTAAATAAAGACTGCTTTATAGACTATTATAGAGGTAAATTACAATATCCCGAATTTAATTTATCTAAGAGCAGAATATATTCTCAATATAATTTATACACAACCACTTCACGCCCATCTAACACATATAATAGTATTAATTTTGCTGCATTAAATAAGGATGATGGTGAACGTATGTGTTATAAGCCTGAAAATGATATGTTTATAGAATTGGATTTTCAAGGTTACCACCCACGCTTAATAGGTAATCTTGTAAATCATAAATTCCCAGATACTGAAAACACATATGATGTATTAGGTGAAGAATTAGGTGTAACACGTCAAGAAGCTAAAGAATTAACATTTAAACAATTATATGGTGGTGTTTGGAGTCAATATGAAAATAAACCATTTTTTAAAGATATAATACCTTATGTTGATAGTTTATGGGATACATTGCAATACGGAGGCACACTAGTCACAGAAAATAAAATATTTATACGTGACCAACTGGATAATATCAATCCACAAAAGTTATTTAACTATGTGGTTCAAAGTACAGAAACGTCAACTAACGTTAAATTATTGGAAAGTGTTTTTAATTATTTAACTGATAAAAAAACTAAATTAGTATTGTATACTTATGATGCGTTTTTGTTTGATTATGCTAAAGAAGATGGTGAAATTTTTACTACCATCAAAGAAATGCTGCAATACCCGGTAAGTATCAAACAAGGCACCTCATATCATGGTTTAACCAAAATCTAAATATTTATGACGGACAATATATTTTTCGATTTGAACAAATTATTCTGTACTTTTACTACTCCAGATGAGCTGGATACGGTTCTCTCCGATATTAACCGTCGATATACAATTATGTACAATAAAATATTTGTACTTGAGTCACCTCAAAGCAAAGAATTAATGTGCACGTATAATATCGATATGGGTAATACATCTGATTCTCCGTTACCAAACACAATATTATTACATCGTAAGAAAGAATCAAATACATTATATACAATTAATGCTTTAAATGCATTAATTAGAACATTAAATGAAGGTATATTAGATACTAGATTTATTGTAAATTGGGCTGATTACAAAAACTGTATATTACTCAATACAGGTCCTGAATTGCGCAAATTAAACACTGCAATTCACAAGATTGTAGATTTGTCAAAATAATTTGGCGGTCTAAATTAAGGTTCTTATATTTAATTCTAAAATAAAACAGTTATGGATTTGAATCTTGCAAAGCAGAAGTTAGCCGCTGCTCAAAATAAAGGGCAACAACGTGAAAAAATCGATTATACAAAGATTTTCTTCAAACCAAAACCCGGTAAATACCAAGTACGTATCCTTCCAAACAAGTATGACAAAACATGGCCTATCCGTGAAGTACAATTTCACTATGGATTTGCTAAGGGACCAATTTTGTCTCTTACTAATTGGAAAGAAGCTGATCCAATTGCAGACTTTGCAAAACAACTTCGCAAATCATCAGATAAGGAAGATTGGCAATTAGCTAAAAAAATTGAGCCAAAATCTCGTTTTTTTGCTGCTGTAGTAGTACGTGGTGAAGAACATTTAGGT